TTTGTCAAGAAATAAGCCAAATAAATAATTTAACTAAGAAAAATGAAACAGTTAAATCTTGTTCTAATTATATTCAGAAAGATTGGGTTGAGTTTAAGAAAGCTAAAGATTTGCCACAAGGTTCTGTTTTTGGAGTGTTTTGTGATGACCTGGTTGAAGGAGAAAATATTGAGGTTGTTTATGGGATTGAAGGATTTGATATTTATGAATGGGCTAGTTATTTGGTTACTGATATTGAATCCTATTATAAATTTGATGGAAATGACTTTTCTGATGCAACTGGAACTCAGGTAGACGCAACAAATGGAGGTACAACGAATACAACTGGTATTATTATTGATGGTAGAAATTTCGATGGAGATAATGATAAAGTAACCTTAACAGGAAATAATATTGCTGGTAATCCTGCTTTTTCCTATTCTTTATGGGTGTATTTAGATGCTGCACAAACAGCTAATACTGCCTTTTTATCCTTAACTAATGGTGCCAATACACCAACTACCGCTTTTCTTCCAGCATTTGACCCTAGTGGACACGTTACAATAGCTTTATATAATAGCGAACAAGTAGAAAGTGTTTTGACTGTTGGAAATCTTGCCTGGCATCAGGTTGTTATAACAAAGACAAGTGGGGCACCAGCCTCAACTACTAAAATTTATATTGACGGAACAGAAAGCACTTACAATAATGTAGGTGGGACATCTATTCCAAATTATCCGTCAGTAGATGCAATTTTATCTAGTGGAGAAGGTTGGGGAAATTATTTTGATGGAAAAATTGATGAAGTAGGAATTTGGTCAATAGCTTTAAACTCAACAGCAGTAGCACACCTTTACGACATACAAAAAGATGGATATGAAAGTGGACAATATCCTTTTACGATTGATGACATAAACTGCCAATTCTCAGGCTACGTATTCGACGAATCAGACAACGCCATAGAAGGAGCAAATATAACAATATGGAATCAAAATAACATATCAGAAAATTATGCAGATACATCAGATTCAAATGGAAAATGGGATATTAACGTAACTAACTCAACAAACACATACATGGTAGGAGCATACTTTAACAATACTTTAATCGGACAACTAAAACCTTATGTCTCAGGAACATGTTAAAAAATTATTTATTTTTATTTATAGGACTTGGGTTAATTGGGATGCTTAGTTTTGGAACTTCTTATACGGCTCCTAGCTATGACTCAGTAAACTTTTCACTTTGTTCTGGATATACTGCACCAACTTATGATTCTATTAATTTTACGCTTGGAGATAGTGATGCTTGTGTTACGGATAGTTGCACATATACTTCTGGAGATTGGGAAATAGAATGTACTGATAATTGTGTTATCTCTGACGCTGTTGAGATAGATGGTGGAGATTTAGTTTTTAATGGAACTGGATATTTTAATGTAAAAGCAAACATAACCAACTGGACAAATATAAATTTAAGTAGTGGATGTTACATAGTTGTAGATGATGGGGTTAGTCTAATTAATGCATAATGGGAATAAGAACAGAAAACAAAACAGGAAGTGACTTGACAGGTTCTAGTGGAGCAGCAAGCCGAACACTCACTCTAACAAACACCGGACTAACAGTACAAAACGGATTCCTAGTTTATGTAGGAGGATTAGCAATGGCTTTAACTTCAGAATATACGGTGAGTCATTTGTCTGCGAGTACGGTTATAACGTTTGTTAATTTTATTTGGGATGACCAAACAATCATAGTCAATTATTATGAGAGTCCGGGTTCAAATGTTTCAGGAGCAGATGGAGACTTTTTGCTTGGACCATTGGCAGACTTCGGAGTGACAGCCACACGAACACCAGTAACAATGACAACAAACTACTCAGGAAACAAAACATATACAGATGGAACAGACGTAGACATAAGCATAGTTTTGATTCCTTACAATGTAAAATACGACTTAGATAAATCCGGATTAAATAAGAGTTATGATATGATGGCGTTTGTTGGGCCAAGCGTGACATTAAATAAATACGACAAAATAACATACGATTCAAAAATTTATAGAGTCGATAATGTAAGTACAAGAGACTTCGATGGAACCACAATAATGCAGAAAGCAATGTTATATTTTTCTGATGATTGAGATTAAAGAAGCAGTAGAACGTGCACTCCCAAGAATCGCAATACGTTTCCAGAACGAGTTGGTGTTGGCAAGTCCAGTTGACACCGGACGATTAAGAAATTCAATACGAGTAGAAGCAAACGGAACCACCCTGACAATTACAATGGTAGACTATGCACTTTATGTTGAATTTGGAACAAATCCACATATCATCAAACCAAAAGATAAACAAGCATTAAAGTTCAAAGCTGGTGGTGGAGATGTGTTCGCAAAGGAAGTTCATCATCCAGGCACACGACCAAACCCATTCATAAGAAACACAATACGAAACAAAATAAGCAAGATAGTCCAAGAAGAAATTATAAAATCCTTCTAAATTTTAGAAAGTAGGTTTATAACATATCCAGGACTAATAAGATAAGCCAAGAGGCAGAACTTCCAAGAGGAAAACATGGATATACCAAAAATTAAGCAGGAACAATTAGACTTTCTTAGAAATAATGATGTTTTTAGTATCACAGAGAGAGGCGTAACAACAACAACTCAGGAAGCAACTCTATCATCCGCGTCATCAATTACAATAGCATTGACAACGGTCAAGAACATCCGAAGCATTACAGTTGGAGGAACTGCAAAAGTACGAGGAACCGACTGGACAATAAATTATAAACATTCAACCGGATGTGTAATAACATTCGTAACAGCACAGACAGGCGAAAGCATAGTGACTTATGATTATGGCGGAGACAAAATATACCCAGACTTCCCTAGAAATGATTTGACAATTAACTCATACCCAAGAATCGCAGTAGATGTTATTAATGTTGGGATGGATTCTTTGGGAATAGGAGGAGATAGTTTTATATCAAACGTAGCAATCACGATCGTGGTTTATTCGAACAACTCAGACGACCTCGATACTTATGTCAATGCAATTAAAGAACTCTATGTCACGAATGCAAAAAACTTTTATTATCTGAAATTCATTAAGCCAACGTTTATCGGGCCAACAATTAACAGCCCAGATAAGAAAGATGAAATCATGCAAAAAAATATAGACATTCTTGGAATGTTCGCGGTGGACAATGCTTAATAAAAAGAGATTAATGACAGATGTCGCTAAGGGGAAAATCACTATGAAGGAAGCCGAGAAGATTATGGAACCAAAACCTAAAACTCAAACGAGAAAACTAAATGAAATAGGAGGTAAATAAAATTTCACAAAATTACATAGGAGGAGGAAATTCAACTGCTTTATTCGCATTCGAAGATATGGATGGTTGGGGATTAGCAGCCGCAAGTCACACTGCAAGCGACGAGACTTATATGCCGTTTGGTCAAGGAATCGAAGTAACGGTCACTAGAACAAACAACGCAGAAAGAGTTTTTGGAGTAGGCGCAAGAAACGCTGTTGCAACAATCAACAAACAATATGGAGGAGAGGCTAGTGTCACCGGGATGGTGTCGAATGCTTACTGGTTATTGGGAGTTCTTGGAACAAACACAGATGCAGGAACTGTTGGGGCTTACACACACACATACACAGAAGCGAATATACTACCGAGTTTTACTTTAAGTTCAAGCATGGAATTAGGCACAACTGACTACACATCAGTTCTAATCGGAAACGTTATCAACAATTGTACTTTGACAGCAGCGGTAAACGAGGCACTTAAATTCACATTAGATACGATGTACCGATATGAAACAGTCAACACAACATACGTCGCAAACAATCCAGAAATCGAACCAATATTCACATTCGCGCATGGGAGCATAGAAATGCCAGACGGAACAAAAATCGCAGCGATTCAGAGTTTCGAGTTGAGTGTTGCAAACAGCGCAGAAGCAGTCTATGGAATAGGATCCAGATTTATGACAGGAGTTGTTGCTAAAAATAGAGAGTACAATTTCACTATGACAGCAGCGTTTAATGACTACACAGACTTATTGACGTATTTCTTTAATGGGACAAATTCAGCAACTGCACCTACGACAGGAAGCGGAACAGAAATTGCAACATTAGAGTTAACATTCACAAATGATGACGGAGATATTCTGGACATCAACTTGACTGGAGTACACTTAAACGAAGAGACTCTTCCACAGAACGCAACAGAAGTAATAAAAGAGGATGTGACCGGCTGGGCCAGAGGTTGTACTAACATGATTTATACGAATGATGTAGAAACAGCACCTGTAGCAGCAGATAACATATAAAATGGAAGAAGATAAACCCGTTAAAATTCCGAGCATGGAAATCAACGCTAAGAATCAAATAGTAGAACAAACAAAGGAAATCCCTTTGATGATTAATGGCGAGACAGAAATGGTTGTAATTCGAAAACTTAACACTGGGATAAGGAACAGAATAAAATCCGAATGCGCTAAAACAACGATACTAGGTGGACAGCCACAAGTTAAAATCAATGAGATAGAGATTCAGGAAAAGATTCTGTCTGAGGCGATTATCAAAGCACCATTCCTCACTTCGGTTGTGGAGTTAAAGAAACTCCCTGCAGACGTGACTGACTACTTGTTCGATGAGTATAACGAGTTCGCGGAGCCCTCTGAAAAAAAAAATTTAAAATCAGAGAAAGCATCAGCGGACATTACTTAGACGATCCAGAAGTCTCAAATGAATTTATTTATTGGTTTTTTGCCAACCGGTTTAATTACACCCCGGACCAGGTAGATGCGCTACCATACGATCGAATGTGTTATATGAGAGAAATGGAAATGGAATATAAGAAAAAAATAGGAGCAGAAATGAGTTAATGGCAGATGGAACTATGGAGATTAAAATCCCAATAACGGTAAAAGGCGGCCGAGAAGGAGACAAAGTCGGAAAGCAAATCGGCGACAAGATAGCAGCGTCTCTGAATAAATCTTTAAAATCAATCGGAGTAGGCGGCACAACATCTTCAGCATCTAGCGGAGGAAGTTCTGCGTTGGGATTCATGGGAATGTCAAAAGGTTTATCTGCGGTGGCAATAGGACTCGGAGCAGCAACAGCAGTTCTAGGAGCAACTCTATCAATTCTTAAAAAGTCAAGCGGATATTTAAGGGGAGTTTTGTCTATTTTTGGGAGAGCCTTCTTAATGTTTTTTAGACCGTTCGGAGATTTTTTGGCAACCTTACTAAGACCACTAGCAATTATTTTAATGAAGGCGGCAGTCGCTTGGCTAAAATGGACCAGGGAGTCGCCAGTAGGAAAGGCATTATTTGGTGGCGGAGAAGACAGTGTAGGAACCGGAGCAGCAAAGGGAGCAATAAAAGGCGCATTAATGCCGGGTTTTGGTGGTTCTATATTTGGAGCAATAAAGGGAGCACTGAGTGAAGTTGATTGGAAAAGTTTAGGTCCTTGGCTATGGGGAAAAATTACATCAATCTGGGAGTGGTCATACGATTACGGAGCAAAAGTTTGGGAATGGATAACATCAATCTGGGAGTGGAAATTCGACTTCGCTACAGAGGTTTGGGGATGGGTAACATCTGTCTGGAATTATTCAATGGACTTCGGTTCTTGGCTATGGGGAAAATTAAAAACCACGTGGAATTATATCTCAGATTTTGGTTCTTGGTTGTGGGGAAAAGTAAAAGGAATTTGGAGTTGGCATTGGAACTTTGGCTCGTGGTTATGGAATCAAGTTAAATCAGTATTTAGAATAGGCAATGATAATGATTCAACTGGTTATGCTACAGGAACTGCCTTTGTTGGTCAGACTGGAATGTATCAATTACACAGAGGAGAAGCAGTTGTCCCAAGAGTACAAAATAACAATTCTAGCGGAAACAGTATAATGTTAAGTCCAACAATCAACATAACCGGCAACTCACAAGACATAGACGCAGACGAGATAGCGCGTAGATTCTCAAACTTAACAATAATGGAATTAAAATCTCGAGGAATAGCATAATCGCAAACACAACAATAGGTGGAATAGTAATTCATAACGGTTCAAGCGCAGTAATTAAGGATAACGACTGTTCGAAGGATGCTAGTCTTGCTATAATGCCTCTTTACTTGTCAGATTCAGATGAAACAGACGTATTCGATTATGGTGGAGTAATAAAAGTAATAAGTTTCACAGGCTTTTATATTGCAGAAAGCACAGCAGCACTTAAAACTTGGATTGATAGTGTAGAAGCTCTAGTCCAGGGACATCAAGATACTGACGAAGGGTATCCGTTAGATTTAGTAGATGATTTAAGGGGAACAATTAAAGTGAAGGTTCAGAGTTTCAACTCTACTTCAAGAGAAGCAGAACCAACAAAAGTAGGTTGGACATTGAAACTGGTTCAGTCTAGTACAAACGCATAATGGCAAAAAGAGTTTATATCGAATCAGTGAAGGCATGGGCAAAAGGTCTTGGTATTAGTGGAGTGAGTTTATTTGGATTAATTTTTATGTATTTACTTGCAGTTGGTTCGATTTCAAATGTTTCTTATTCTGGTGATATGATATGTGAAGGAACAATTGATGATCCTTGCTATGCTTATATTAATTTTACAGCAAACGAAGATATTTTTATTTATCCGACTGGTTATGATCCATGGGGAAGAGATACATTATTTAATTTTGCACCAGAAGTTAAGTCCTGGAGATTAGAAAGAAGTTGGGGAAATGGCTGGAGAAACATTCCAATAGACACAACTTGCACAGGAACATGGTGTGGAGCAAAGGATAGTTCAGGAGATTGTTTATATTCGGTGGCTTTTAGGAAAGATAGGGATTATAAGATAAGAATCGTTGCTTATAAAAATAATCCAACAGACACACTCAAATGGGGAGC